GTTACCCCCCCTACGCTCTAGCACAAGGATTAGGTTTAAAATGGCTTCTCGATCACGAATGCGTACTGTCCGCTATGGCGGCTGGAAGGCTGGTACTTTAAACGGTACTGACATTCCAGAGCCTGCCATAGTTGGCATACATTCGTGTTTTGACGAGTTACATCCCGGTCCTCCTTATAGAACTGGTGGTCCTCTTCTTGTTCAAAAGAAGAAGGTCTCTTATGACCGTACCACAAAGTTCTTTGCTTCGACGCTTTTCGGCCCCGTCCAGACATGGGATGGACACTTAGTACCAGACGCAACAGTGCCTGGTGTTGAGCCCTACCCCATGAATTTGTCTGGTTGGGGTGCGAAAGGTTGGAACCGTGCGTTCCCGATACACCCGATTTATAATTTGGGTGTTTCCCTTGCAGAAATACGAGATCTTCCACGAATGCTAAAACAAACGTGGGGATTCTTCAGCAGTATTAGGCATATTTCTTTCTCAAGAAAGCCTGGTACTGTTGGAGGTTTTCTCGCCTCTGTCGGGGATGGGATCTCTGAAGCTGCGGGTGATTATCTCAATTTGCAGTTTGGCTGGGTTCCTGCTTTGCAAGATTTAAACTTTCTGCTATCGATGCAGAAGAAACTTGCTCAGAAGGTTGCCTGGCTTAGACGTCATAATGGGAAATCAATCCGTCGCAACTTTGAAATGGATGCGAATGGCTTTTCGGAGAGTCTGGATAGGTTTATTTATCCATACGCTACGATGAAGCCTACGCTCCCTACAGAGTTATATAAGGGGTTCCTTTTCGACTATCAAAACATTCCGGTTCGAAAGACGTATAATCGCCGTATTTGGTTTCGATCAAAATGGCGGTTTTATATCCCAGAACTGGCCGAAGATGGTGTGCTTACGAAAGCACTTAAATTTAACCTCGTCGGCCTAGCGCTCGACCCCAGTATCGTTTACAAAGCGACACCTTGGTCTTGGCTCTTGGATTGGTTTGTTAGTGTCGGAGCAGTTATCCAGAACATATATTTGAGGCTTAGGTTTCAATGCGTTGCCGAGTATGCCTACATACTTTGTAGTGAAGACTACGAATATGAGGCTCCCGGCTTTACCGAAGTAAATACCGGTAAACAGCATTTTGACCAAAGCTTCAATGTTGTCTGGCCTGGTTCGCTCAAGTTGTCTGGCGTAAGCAAGACATACTATGAGTTTCGCCAGAGGGAGGAAGCTAACCCTTACGGGTTTGGGATCACTTTTTCGTCCTTATCGGCGTATCAGTGGTCCATCCTTGCTGCCTTAGGACTTACACGTGGCGGAAAGTCTTTTGCCACGCGTACGTAATATGAGGAGTACGAGACTCCTCCAACAACAAGAAAAGGACTTACCATGTTCGCAGACCCTATCTCTATCTCCGTCGGGCAAACTAATGCCCTTTCCGGAGGGACAGCGAAGTCTATGGCTCGTATTCGGTCTGATGGATACGCTGCGGAGTATTCGACGTCTGACGCCCTCTATACGGCTAAGATCTCCCACACTAAGGGAGCTCGTACTCGTTCTGAGGCTCGTATTGACTTCTATACTCCGTATACGGATCCGTCGACCGGTCTGACCAAAACTGTTTCTGCAAGCGCATATGTCGTCTTGAATCGGCCAACTGCAGGGTTTACCTCTGCAAACTTGACTGATATTTTGACGGGCATCTGTGGCTACATGTCACAGTCGGCCAACATGACGAAATTTCTCGCACTCGAGTCCTGATCTCAATGATCAAGCTCACTTGTGCGTTCGTCACGTGGACGGACTTCACTCGTTGCACTCACGATAAATTGAGTGCAGTCTGGGAACATGTTAGGCTATGGATTGAAACCCTCCTTTCATAGGAGAATCAATGAAAAGCCTAGATATCCTTCTTGGACTACTCGATGAAGCACATTTTAAAACTTGTGCTAGAATGGATCGCGATAGGTCTACAATTCTATCGCGGTACGAAAACGAGGGTGATTCTTTTCTCGGAATTACCCTTCCTCTCTTTTCTGAATGGCTCGAACAGAGCATACAAGAAGGGAGAGTGGCGACCTGGATATTCGCAAGGTTTCGAAAGAGACCTAAACGAATATCTGTCTTACCGTGTTTCTTACACGGGTTGACGTGTCGTGTTTTCGATGAGAAGACTGGAGCGATTTTGGCGCAACCAGACTCGCTTTCCGTTGATGTTATACGGAAGATCTGCCTCTGGTATAAGAAAGTTTTTGAGGTCTGCGATCCCGCGAGGGATCGCAAAGCCAAAGAGACATATCGGAGTGTAGACGACAGCCTTCGTAGACTGCCTAAATTCCCATCTGAAAAAGTCTCAATATTGAACGCTGTTTGCCGTCGGTTCTTTCCGAAGGTTGAGAGCGCTTTCTTGAGATCTATCGACGATGAGTCGATACTTCCACGGCATGGTCCGGGAGCCACCGCTGATAAAGCGTGGGCTAACGAAAAATATCGTGGTCGTACTTTCTATGGGAGGTGGAACGATATCCTCAGCTGGGAACATCTCTATGGCTTTGAAACCATAGACTCAGCTAAGGGACAAGCTATCAACCCAAGGGACGAATTACCCGTCAGGGTAGTTTCCGTCCCTAAGACCATGAAGACCTCACGCATCATATGCGTTGAACCTACCGCAATGCAGTATGCACAACAGCTTACTGCAGCGCGCTTGGTGAAGAGTCTTCGTGCGGCTGACCTGTTCCGTCATCTTAACTTTGACGACCAGCGTCCTAATCAAGACGCTGCTTATCGGGGTTCTGTTGACGGTTCGGTAGCTACGATAGACTTGTCCGAGGCGTCCGATAGAGTTAGCGTTAAGCTAGTCTCTGTCGTTTTCCGACATAGCCCTCATGTTTTACGACATCTTTTCGGGTGTCGCTCAACTAGAGCTATGATGCAAGATGGGTCTATTTTCCATCTTCGGAAGTACGCTTCGATGGGCTCGGCCTTAACCTTTCCAGTTGAAGCCATTTGCTTTCTCATGATCTGCATCGCTGCAGTTTGTGAGGAACGTAATGTCTTCAATAGGTTAGGCCGAGTAAAGTCCCTTGAGGCATTCGAAAAAGCCCGAAAGGACATTCTGGTCTTTGGGGATGACATTGTCGTCCCCTCGGACACCATCGTTAAAGTGAAGGAGTACCTGGAGGCCTTCGGCCTAAAGGTAAACTCAAAGAAAACCTTTTTCAAAGGAGGTTTCCGAGAGTCGTGTGGTATGGACTATTTCAACGGCGTCTTAGTGACGCCCGTTTATTTACGTCAACACCCACCAACTTCACTCCGAGACGCTAGCAAGTTTGTCTCATGGGTTCATATGGCCAATCGGTTTGCAAAAGCCGGTTGGTATCATACGGCACACCTTGTGGCTGATCATATTGATAAGATATATCAGCTACCGGTTGTGCATGAGACATGCTCTGGCCTCGGTTGGCACTTTTACCGCGAAGGGCCCACTCCCATTCTGCGTTGGAATAAGAAAACCAACACTTCAGAATTAGTGGTTAATACCGTCGTAGTAAATTCCAAGAAGCTCGAAGATGAGCTTATTGGCGAAGATAGACTTTTGTTCTTCCACTTGAACCGCGGAAGCGCAAAGGAATATCTTAGTGACCCAACCAGGTCTCCAAAGAGAAACTCCTTGAAGCTCCGCATCAGAAAGGTAATTCCATGGTAATCAAGTTTCCACTTGACACCAAGAATATGTCCCCTGATGAGTATTCGCACTACGTCTTACGATACAGTGCTATACGATCGGGTCTTGCTGAATACAATCTCACTACTCCGAAAAAGGATTACTCTGAAGAGATTCAGTTAATCCTTCGTAGTTGTATGGAGAACGTATTCGATGGCCTGATGGACGACCTCGAGGATTTTCCAGACGATCGTCGTACGAACGCTCTCAATTACTTTATTGAGCAGATCGCTCGTTTTGACGCTACCGTTTGGGATCTCCTAAAGCGTTAATCGGACCACG